ATAGAGAAACTACTAGACCCATACAACTCTTGTGTGGTCAATAGTGTACACGATTCTATTGTAGTAGATGTACACCCAAGTGAGGAACGTCAAGTGTTAGATATAATACAATCTACTAATGACCATATGATATCTTTAATAGAAAGACAGTTTAAACTACAGTTCAATGTGCCACTATTATTAGAGGCAAAAATAGGTAGTAATTGGCTTGACACTAAAGATGTCGCATGATATAACTAGGATTCTTTAACTCGTTGAAAGGAGTAAGTATGAATGAATTAATAAATATAAATACTGATAGCTATGCAGATTTAGCTAAAGCTATGGGAATAGCATCAGAAGTATCTGCGAAGCCAAAGAAGTCTGGTAATTTAAATAGACTTAGGATATGGCATACACCTATGATGGGTCAAGCTGAAGTAAATGGTAAGATGGCTAATGTTGAAGTCATTGAGGGTGGAGCATATAGATTAGAAGTTGTTGAAGACTCAGGTTCTAAATTCTACTATGCTAAGAATATTAGTATTCGCCCATTCATGCAAAGGTTTATGTTAAGAAGATACATAGCCAACCTTAGTGCTAAAGCAGGTGAACCAAAAGGTATGTTCCACAGAACCATAATGTCGGATAGTCTAAATGCTGATTTGAAAGATAACACAGGTAGATTTAACTGTGGTAAACCCTCTGGTTACATAGAGGACTTCAAAGCACTAGCACCTGACATGCAAGATTTGATAAGGCAAATTAAACGTGTACGTGTTATCTTTGGTGTTGTTACTTTAGATGAGCCTACTAATGAAAAAGGTGAAACTGTAGAGTTAGGTGATGTTCCTTTCATTTGGGAGATAGATAATAAAGATGCTTTCAAAACATTGGGTGAACAATTCAATGAGTATGTTAAGAAGTCTAGGTTGCCTATACAGCATCTAATACATCTTAATGGTACTAAGGCAAATGAGTTACCCAATGGAAGTAGCTTCTATACTCCTATTGCAGAGGTAGACTTTGGTGAATCTTTTGATGTTACAGAAGATGACCAAAAGTTGTTTAGTGACTTTGTTGATTGGATTAAGAACTTCAATGACTACATCTGCAAAGAGTGGGAAGATAAAGTGCAGACTAGGCAAAACCCTGTGTCTCAAGATGAGATGGAAACTGTTGAATCTTTTATTGATATAGAAGGGAATAGCTAATGAACCATCTTGCTGAACTGAAGTTGCATCAATACATGACAGATGCAGTGAAAGGTAAATCTACTATATCAGATGAAGTAATTAACCAAGTAGCTGATGATGTAAGAGACTCATTGCAACGTCAGTTTGGTGGGAAGGTTAAGAGAAAAGACTTTAGACTACGTATGTCAAACATAGGCAGACCCACTTGTCAGCTTTGGTATGAGAAGAATAAACCTGAAGCTGCCTTACCTAGGTCAAGTAACTTTATGATGAACATGATGTTAGGAGATATAGTTGAGGCAGTCTTTAAGGGTTTACTTAGAGGTGCAAAGGTTGACTACGAAGACTCTGATGACGTTGTTCTTAAACTAAAGGACTCTGAAGTATCAGGTTCATATGACTTAGTTATTGATGGAGCAGTTGATGATGTTAAGTCTGCATCTGATTGGTCTTACAAAAACAAGTTTGACTCCTATGACACATTAAGTAAAGGAGATGGATTTGGTTATGTAGGACAGCTTGCAGGCTACGCAAAAGCTTCCGGGAAGAAGGTTGGAGGTTGGTGGGTTGTAAACAAAGCCAATGGTCACTTTAAGTATGTACCTGCAAGTGGCTTAGACTTAGATAAAGAGATTGCTAAGATTGAAGCTACAGTAGCTACTGTCAATACTAATAAGTTTGAGAGATGCTTTGAGCCAGAGATAGAAACATTTAGAGGTAAGACTACAGGTAATACTGTTTTAAATAGTAACTGTAGATTTTGTGACTACAGATATGATTGTTGGAATCTTACAGATATGCCTGCAGCTATGTCTAAAGCAAAGATGCCTAAGACTGTTTCTTATATAGAGTTGGCTAATAATGCCACCTCATAAAGTAAGAAGAGAAGCTATAAAGTATGGATATAGGAGTGGTTTAGAACATAAGCTATCTATGCATCTTGATAAATTAAACTATGAATATGAGTATGAATCAATCAAGATAGAATGGGAAGACTTAACATACCGTACCTATACTCCAGACTTTATATTAAAGAATGGTATCATAATAGAAACTAAGGGTAGATTCCTAGCATCAGACAGAAAAAAACATCTGTGCATACAGAGGCAACACCCTAAATTAGATATAAGATTTGTCTTTACAAACAGCAAAAATAAGCTTAATAAAGGTGCTAAGTCTACATATGCACAGTGGTGTATGAAGAATGACTTTAGATACTATGACAGAATAATACCAGAAGATTGGTTAAAAGAAAAAGGTAAAAATAAACACTTGAACTTTATTACATTTTCAGGTACAAAGGTAAGGAGATAATATTATGATAGACAGAAGAGACCCTAACTCATGCTTTATTGAATTAGTTCCTAAGTGTGAGGGAAGTTATTGGACAGGAGAGATTGAAGTAAATATAATTGCATCAGCACATAATAAGTTAGATGAAGAGAGTAAAGCAAGCTTAATACATCTATCTCAGTTGGTTGCATCTACTGTAGCTTTGATGGAACGAGACCCTGACCTAACACTAAGACTTGAGCATTTTCTTGCTGAAGCTGACGGTGAGACAAAGGATAATAAAAAGCCTATTGTTACTACATCTATTGAAGATAATGTTATATCTTTAAATTTTAAAAAAGACTAAACAATGAGACACATGGAGTATATGAAAATGAAACAAAAAGAAGCTGACCTAGACGATATGGTTAATAGTCCTGTCCATTATAACAAAGCAGGCATTGAAACTATTGATGCACTCCAAGCTATGTTAGTTGATGGATTTGATTATTACTTACAAGGTAACATAGTTAAGTACCTTTGGAGATTTAGATACAAGAATGGTGTTGAAGACCTCAAGAAAGCACAATGGTATTTAAATAAACTCATTGAGGTCTATGATGATAAGAGTTAAAATCATGATGACTCTATCTGTAGACGAAGAGGAATATCCAGTGCCTTCAGATGGAAAAGTAGGAGATGAAATAGAAGATTATGTAAGAGACATAATTCACGAAGTAGATGGTTTAAAAATAAAAAGCATAAAAACAGTAACAGAGGAGAAATAAATGTTGAGAAATTACCTACCCACAGACTACCAAAACTTCATAGCACTCTCTCGCTATGCAAGATGGAAAGATGATGAGCAACGCAGAGAGAATTGGGGTGAAACTGTAGATAGATACTTTGACTATATGAGTAATCATCTATCTAATAATTATAGTTACACTATAACTAAATCACTTAAAGAAAAACTTACAAATCAAATAATGTCTTTAGGTGTTATGCCTAGTATGAGAGCCTTGATGACTTCAGGACCTGCCCTAGACAGATGTCATGTTGGTGGTTATAACTGTAGCTATATACCTGTAGACAGCCCACGTTCCTTTGATGAATGTATGTATATACTTATGTGTGGCACTGGTGTAGGCTTCTCTGTTGAACGTGAGAATGTAGACAAGTTACCTATAGTCAATGAGCATATGGAAAGTTCATCTACTATAATTAAAGTAGGAGACAGTAGACCCGGATGGTCAAAGGCATTACGTGAGTTAATTGCTATGTTATATGTTGGACAAGTACCTACTTGGGATACGTCAGAAGTAAGACCAGCAGGTGCTAGATTAAAAACATTTGGTGGTAGAGCATCAGGTCCTGCACCATTAATTGAGTTGTTTCAGTTTTGTATACAGAAGTTTAAGGGTGCTGCAGGCAGACGATTGTTTCCTATTGAGTGTCACGACATTATGTGTAAGATTGGTGAAGTTGTAGTTGTTGGTGGTGTCAGACGTTCTGCTCTTATATCATTGTCTAACTTAGGCGATGACCAAATGAGACATGCTAAGTCAGGTCAATGGTGGGAGAATGAAGGTCAAAGGTCATTAGCTAATAACTCTGTAGCATTTAAAGGTAAGCCTGAGATGGGTACATTCATGCGAGAGTGGACAGCATTATATGAATCTAAATCAGGTGAAAGAGGCATATTCAATAGACAAGCCGCTAAAGTAAAAGCTGCTGAGAATGGTAGAAGAGATGTTGATTATTACTTTGGTTGCAATCCATGTAGTGAGATTATACTTAGACCTTATCAGTTCTGTAATCTTACAGAGGTAGTGTGTAGAGTTACAGATGACTTATCCTCATTAAAAGAAAAGGTACGTATGGCTACTATCCTAGGTACATTTCAATCTACACTAACCAACTTCAAGTATCTACGTAAGATATGGAAAGACAATACAGAAGAAGAAAGACTACTAGGAGTTTCCCTAACAGGTATTCTTGATTGCCCTATATGGACAGAAGAAATTCTACAGATACTAAGAGATGTAGCAGTAGACACTAACAAGAAGATGGCTAAAGACTTAGGTATTCCTCAGTCAACTGCAATCACTTGTGTCAAACCTAGTGGTACAGTTAGTCAATTAGTTGACAGTGCTTCAGGTATTCATGCTAGACATAGTGATTATTATATTAGGACTGTACGTGGTGATAACAAAGACCCCCTCACACAGTTTATGAAAGATAATGATATACCTAATGAACCATGTGTTGTTAAGCCTGACAGTACAACTGTATTCAGCTTCCCTATGCAGTCACCTTCAGGTGCTACTACAAGGACAGAGATGTCAGCTATTGAGCAACTAGAGTATTGGTTAATGTTTCAAAGACATTGGTGTGAACACAAGCCTTCTGTCACTATATCTGTTAAAGAAGATGAGTGGATGAGAGTGGGAGCATGGGTGTATGATAACTTTGATGAAGTATCAGGTATATCATTCTTACCTTTCAGTGACCATACATATGCTCAAGCACCTTATCAAGACATTACAGGTGAAGAGTATGAACAGGCATATAAGAAAATGCCAGCATCTATTGATTGGTCTAAGTTAGCTGACTACGAGAAAGAAGATACAACTACTGGTGGTAGAGAACTAGCTTGCACAGCAGATGCGTGTGAGATGGTTGACATAGAAGCTAGTTA